GAACAAGATCCGCTTGTACCTGCAGCTCCTCTCGGTTACCGTGCCGCACAGCGGAATCTTGTACAGGAGGTTGGACATGCCGAACGAGCACCCCGAAGACGCTGAAGGTGCGGGAGGTCGCCGCCGGCCTGCGCATCGGCCGCAACCAGGCATACGAGCTGATCCGGACCGGCCAGCTCCGCGCGCTACGGATCAACCGAACGATCCGCGTGACGAGGGAGGCTTTCGAGGAGTTCAAGGCCGGCCGCCGTGCCGAGGCCTCCTGACGAACGACGACGGCGGGCCCGCATGGGACCCGCCGCCATGACATCGCCGCCGCCGGGCAGTTCTGTCGCGCCCATGCTACCCGACCGGGGCGACGGGCGATGAACTACGCGGCCATGCGGTATGTGGCCGAGGAGTGCACGGTGCAGGGCGCCGGCCGCGCCATCCTCTGGGCCATCAGCTACCGCGCCGACCGTGACACCGGCGAGTGCTGGGCCGGGCAGCGGCGTATTGCCCGTGAGGCCGGCGTCGCCCGGTCCACCGTGCAGCTGCTGCTCCCCAAGCTGGTCGACGCCGGCGAGCTGGAGCTGGTCGAGATGGGCGATGGGCCGCATCCGGACTGCTACCGCATCGCGCCGGCATGGGACGAGGGCGCTGACGACACCGCCGCCGAGGTTATCCACAACCCTGCGGCTAGTGGACCGACAGTGAGTCCACTAGCCGGGGAGACCCAAGAGCTACTAGTGGACCGATCCGGCGGTCCTAGTGGACCGATCCGGGGTGAGCTAGTGGACCGATCCGGCGATGTTACTGGACCGTTTACTTTGGCCCTGAGCAGCGAAAACGGCTTGCAAGGGTATAAGCAAGGGAAAGATCAAGGATCTAAGCAAGGGAACGATCAAGTGCGCGTCGCCGCCGGCTCGGCCGCTGACGCGGCCGGCGGCGACGCGGGCGCGGTTCCCCACCCCGACGCCGTGCTCGCACTCGACCCCGACGCCGTCCGCGATGACCACTTCCAGGGTGGCGGCTGGAACCTGAGCGACCGTCACGGCCGCGGATGGCTGCGCGACCGTGACGCCGCCGGCTGGGTCGCCCAGCAGCAGCGCAAGCTCGACGAGCAGAGCGGCCAGGAGCAGGAGGCGGCATCGTGAGCGCTCATGGGGCTAGACCCGCCCGCGTCCAGCTCTAGCGCACCAACCACGAAGAGACCCGATGACTAGGACCGCAGCAGCCCGGCCCGACCGTGGACACGTCACCCCGGAGGCGCATACTGTCCACAGGGTGTGGACAGACGACCCGACCGGGGGGAGGTGGCGGACGATGACGGCTGGTGCTGTCCGTGAAGCGCCCCAAGAGCCGGAGCCGAAGTTCGTGACTCCCGAAGAAGGCCGCCTACTGATCGACTCACGTGCCCGTAGTTTCCTTGGCATGAGTGGCGAGGAGTTCCGCCGCCGCTACGAGGCCGGCGAGCTCGACCCCGAGGACGACAACGTCCTGCGAGTGGCGATGCTGCTCCCACTTGGCCGGTAGGACACCCGCGGAGGCGCTTCACGCCTTCCTCGGGCCGCTGCAGCGAGCCGTGTCCTGCGTATCGCCCGTGCACCTCATCATCGCCCGGGCGAAGCCGGATAAGGTCCAGGCACTCACCGCCTCTGAAGATCCCATCATGATCCCGTCACTACACGGGCCTCGGGCCCACCTGCAGCTCACGCTGCAGCAGCAGTACCAGATCGTGCGGAGCGACGAGCCTGACCTTGGGCCTTGGAAGATCCAGACCCGCGCCTACAACTACCGACTCGACGACGATCAAGGCCGGGAGCTTGCCGCATGGCACTGGCAGCCGGACGGCTTGGGCCCGGAGAAGCGTCCCCACGTCCATGTCGCTGTTGCCGGCGGTCGGCTGCATGGCTGCCACCTGCCGACCAGTCGCGTGAGCGTCGAGGGCATCCTTCGGCTCCTCCTCGCTGAGCTGAATGCGCGCCCACGGCGCCCTGACTGGCCGGCGATCCTTGACGCCGCAGAGGAAGCCTTCCAGGAGTACCGAACCTGGGGATAGCGACCCGCCGCCGGGTGGCGTTCTGCGGTTCGGGCCACATGCGACAATGGGGCGACCCCGCGAACGGTCGAACCACGAAGCGAGGTGGGGCCGTGCACGGTGAGCCGCTCGCCCGCCACGTCGCCGGCACCCCGGCCGGGCTCAGCGACCGCGAGCGGGCCCTGCTGCTGCGGCTGGCCATCTGGAATCTCTGCCAGCAGACCGGCGCCGACCAGCAGACCGCCGCCGACGCGCTCGACCACTTCACCGCCCGCGGTCAAGTGGTCATCCGCAGCGACCAGCGCAACGTGTACCTAGAGGTCTGCGGCCACGTCCACATCCACGCCGAGCGCGCCTGGCTGTACATGGCCGCCTACCAGGGCGAGTCAACCCTCAACTGACCAGGCCACGCGGTACACTCACCTCGCAAACGCCCGAGTCCGTGGGAAGCGAGGTACCGCCGCCGTGCCGTCCCTGCTCGAAGAGCTGCGCCAGCGGCGCACGACCGCCCGCGAGGCCGCAGACGCCATCCTGACTCGCGCCGCCGAAGAGCAGCGCGACCTGTCGCCCGACGAGCTAGCCGAGCACGGCCGCCACGTCGTCGCCGAACGCGAGGCCAGCGACGCGCTCGAAGAGCAGCACGCTTCCGAGCTGGCCGAGCTGCGCGCCGCGGCGACCCGCCGGCCGACCGGGCCGGTCGTCCCGCGCGAGCCGGTCCTGACCCGCGAGGCGAGCGTCTACGACTGGTGCCAGGTGCGCGGCATGTTCGACCCGGCCGAGCAGCCGCTGTCGTTCGACCGCTACCTGCGCGGCATGGCGACGGGCCGCTGGGACGGTGCCGAGCACGAGCGGGCGCTGGCCGAGGGCACCATCGGCGCGGGCGGCGCGCTGGTGCCGTCGCCCCTGAGCGCCAGGGTCATCGACCTTGCCCGCAACGCCACCCGCGTCTTCCAGGCCGGCGGCATCACCGTGCCGATGACCAGCTCGACGCTCGCGCTGGCGCGGCTCACGTCCGAGGGCTCGCCCGCGTGGAAGACCGAGAACGCCGCCATCACCGCGGCCGACATGGTCTTCGACCGGGTCACGTTCACGGCCAGGACGCTGGTGCGGCTCATCACGCTGTCGGTCGAATTGTTCGAAGATGCCGACCCGTCCAGCGAGGACGTCATCGCCCGCGCGTTCGCCGGGCAGATGGCCGTCGAGCTCGACCGCGTGGCGCTTCTCGGCACGGGCACCGCGCCCGAGCCGCGCGGCGTGCTCAACCAGTCCGGCATCACCACGACCGCCCACGGCGCCAACGGCTCGGTCATCGCCACGGCGACCGCGTACGACTGGCACCTGGACGCCGCGGGCGCAATGCGGGTAGCGAACTTCACCCCCACGACGCACATCCAGGCGCCGCGGACGTCGACCAGCCTGAGCAAGCTGCGCGAGGCGACAACGTCGGCGTACTTGGCGCCGCCGCCGAACATGCTGCCGATGCTCACGACCAAGAGCGTCCCCATCAACGTCACGGTCGGCACGAGCACGGACACCAGCTACATCTTCACCGGCCAATGGGACCAGCTCATGGTGGGCGTCAGGACCGATTTCAGCTTGCGATTCCTTGGCGAGCGGTTCCTGGCTGACAACCTGCAATACGCGTTTCTCGCGTACTGCGCGCCGACGTGCAGCTCGCCCAGCCGGCCGCCTTCGTGGTCGACACCGGGGTCCGAGGCTAGGCCGTGAGCTGGTGGGACCGCTGGGTCTGGTCCCGGGTCCGCAACCGCGAGGCGCTAACCCTCGAGCAGCTCTTGGCCGACCAGGGCACGCCGACGGCGGCCGGCGAGGCGGTCACGACCGACAAGGCGCTGCGGCTGTCGACGGTGTGGGGCTGCGTCCGGCTCTTGGCCGACTCGGTCTCGACGCTGCCGCTGCACACCTACCGCGGCGACGACCGCGACCCGCTGCCGACGCCGCCGCTGCTGCAACGCCCGTCCGCGGATTTCGACGAGCTGGGCGACTGGCTGTGGGCCGTGGTGGCGTCGCTGCTGCTGCGCGGCAACGCGTGGGGCGTCATCACCGCGCGGGCGGGCGCCGGGCTGCTGCCCGCCCAGGTCGACCTGGTCCACCCTGACCGGGTCGCCGTCACGGTCGAGGACGGCCGCAACGTCATCCGCATCGGCGGGAAGGAATACGACCGCGCCGAGCTGTTCCACGTCAAGGCGTTCCCGTTCCCTGGCAGCATGCTCGGGCTGTCGCCCATCGCCTACGCCCGCGAGGCCATCGGACTCGGGCTGGCCGCCGAGAAGTACGGCGCCAAGTTCTTCGGCGACTCGGCCATCCCGGCCGGCGTGCTCACCAGCGACCAGCACATCAGCCAAGAGCAGGCCGAGCGGCTGCGCGACCGCTGGGACGCCCGCCACAAGGGCCGCCGCCGCATCGCCGTGCTCGGCGACGGCGCCCGCTTCCAGGCCATCACCATCGCGCCCGAAGAGGCCCAATTCGTCGAGACGCAGAAGCTCAACGTGGCGACCATCTGCCGCATCTACGGCATCGCGCCCGAGATGATGGGGGGCGAGACGGCCGGGCCGCTCGCGTACTCGAGCCCCGAGATGCGCTCAACGGACTTCCTGACACTCAGCCTGCGGCCGTGGCTGTACCGGGTCGAGCGCGCCGTCTCTCGGCTGCTGCCACGCACGCAAAGCGCCCGGTTCAACCCAGGCGGGTTCGCGAGAACGACGCTGAAAGAGCGCTACGAAGCGCACGAGATCGGCATCCGCGCGGGCTGGCTGCTGCGCAGCGAAGTGCGCGAGCTGGAAGACCGGCCGCCGATTCCCGGGCTCGATGCATCTACGCCACCCGAAGGGGGCGCCGTCGCATGACCGACGTACTCGTCCGCGCGTTCGAGTCCACCCTGCACGTCCGCGACGGCGGCGACGGCCGCACCCTGGTCGGCGCGCTTGTTCCCTGGGGCGTCACCGCCCGCGTGCTCGACCGCGGCCGCATCGTCGTCGAGGACTTCGCCCGCGGCGCCCTGGCCGACGTCGACCCGGCCCGCGTGCCACTCACCGCCCGCCACCCGCGCGACAACCAAGAGCTGCCCATCGGCGTGACCGTCGAGCTGGAAGAGCGCGCCGACGCGGCATGGGGCGCGTGGCACGTCTCGGACACCAGCATCGGCAACGAGGTGCTGGCGCTGGCCCGCGACCGCGTGCCGCTCGGGTTGAGCGTCGGATTCGTCGAGGTGCCCGGCGGCTCCAGGTGGTCGCCCGACCGCAAGCGCGTCACCCGCACCCGCGCCGCGCTTGACCACGTCGCCATCGTCAGGGTGCCCGCCTTCCTCGGCGCCGAGGTGGCCGCCGTCCGCAGCGAAGACGAGGGCTGCGGGCTGCCGCTGCTCACCCGCGTCGCGCTGATGATGCGACGGTAGCCATGCCACGCCCACGGTGGCGCACCGGCCGGCCGTGGCGCCGGGTTCGTG